GTGATTACACCTTCAGTTGGTAATCTTAACAACCACACACCTCTGAGTGGATCAGCATGAATTTATAGTCGACTTTTAGACTAACCAATTCTTATAATCTGCAAAGTAACCGCAGCAAGGGTACCTGGCACAGTAAAAGAACTTCCAAACAACATCTTACCATTAATATTAGGAGAAGACGAAGGATCCGACGACGCAAGCGTGGCACACACAGTGATACTAGCAATAGTATTGGTGCCACCAGTATTACTAGTAAACTTATCAGCATTCGCAAATAAGTTAAAACTTGAAAAATTGGAACCCCACGATGTTAAAGAGGGCGCAGTAGTCAAAGTAGTAGACGCACCCTTTATTTGATAGGAAATTATCAAAACCATGGACGAACCAGAAAAATTTTTCAACACCAATGAATTAACAACCGACCCAGCTGATGCAGAATTGATATACATAGCAAAGCCTCCGATAGGCCCAATGGTTGGGGTGGTAACTAGACCACCATCAATATAACCAGCCGAATACGCACCTTGTTGAAAGAACTCAACTGTATTACCAAACATTAACGCTGCGGTTGCATTCGCAGCTGTAAAATAGAATTTTGATGAGCTGAAGTTGCTCTGAATAGGTGTAGGAATTTGACTAATAGTCAAAATTGGTTTTCGCAATTTAATTTTATAAGTAACATAAATATCACCTAAAATTTGTATCGAAGTAGCATTAGGTATGCCTTCAGTACAAATAAACACAGAACAAAGATCATACTCACGAAGATCACCAGGAACTCCATCCTGGGTGCGTATATAATAAGCCTTCCTGGTGTTCATGGAAGGTTTACATTCAATTTCAAGTCGACTTGGATTACTAGGACGATCCTCCTTTACCTTCCAAGTTTGCAACAAATATTGTTTACTAGTTGGTGCCGTATCATAGGCATCATAATCAGCGGCCATAGCCACTGATCCCAAACCCAAACCACCAGTTGTGGAATTATTAATGGGAGAGGATAAAGTAACAAACATAACAATCATGCCCATAGGAACCCACTCTTCAAAATTCGCAGCAATCTGCGAAAACCAAGGGAACATCAAGGCATTACCAGGATTACATCGAAGGGTGCGTATAGAAAACGCACCCCCATTATTAGCGGATTCAGACAAAGATGCAATGAACTCACGCTTACACAAAATCAATTCACCATCCTCCAGTGAAGCTCCTCCAAAAGAAGGAACCTCATTAGGGGGTAGGTTGGGATCGTACTGGTACGCGCCCATGCCGGTGACGGTTCGAAACATCTTCCCGGCTCTTCGCCCTAAGGCGCTCCCAGGCACTCCGCCCAAGTAACCACCCAGAGCCGCCCCAGTATTCTCCGCATTCAAGCCTGACCATTTCGCCAACCCCGCAAGGCCGGATTCGTATGCGAGTCGATTCAACAACCCGCCTCTGCCTTTCGGTCTTTTCATTTTTGGCCTCTGCATCCCTGGATAAAACATCGGAGGCGGAGGAGCAATTGGAATGTTGGAGGCTGCCACAGCAGATGCAACCCGCGATCGAACTTGCTGATTGACTCGCTGTTTGATAGCCTTCTGTTGTTGTAAATGGGCCACTGTTCGAGCAACGATAGGACCCAATTTTTTCTTCTTCTTCGGCATCACTCAATGATTCAACACCACTTTCGTCTTTCAAAGATTGCAATACCTTATCAGGAAGCAATGCCAACAAATTTTTTAATTTCAAATTTTCACTTTCCAAAGACATTACATATATTTTTAAAGTGGCGGACGTCTACGTTAGGGTAACCACCTATTGACTCGAGTCCAAGATAAAGATCACGAATTTGCGTTTCAGAGAACCAGAGATTTATAATTTCGCGATATGGTATCTCAACGTTACTGATTTTCAACGCAAAAGGAGCTAATTGATATATGGAAAGCAAATATTGACAATAACGCGTAACATGAAGAAATAAATCTTCATCCGCAAAACAATCAACACGAATGGCCAAAGCACGAAGCAAATGGTAAGCAACTTGTTCAGATGCACAACCATTTCGAATTGTACCCCACACTTTATTCCGTTTAGGTGCGGGGAGCCAATAACCATCACGCAGTATGACGCGATTATTTAAAAAATTCAACTCACGACTGAGTCCAACCTTATCAATTTTAACAATGAAACCCATCTTACCAAAAAAATCGGCAATTTGACGGGCGTTCCAAAAATAGGCAACGCGAGGATCTCGACTCATAGTGTTATCATCGCCATAAATCAAGGCTTCGACATACTTCATAAAATCGCTGTAATTTCTAAGCTCAGGAGGAGCAAGAAGAAACCAACAATAAGCAAGCATGAAAAACAAAGCTAAGGTATTATCAACGACTGTGTTTGGTGATCCAGATGGATTACCAGTTTCCTTTTGCCAAACACAACCA